CCCGCGAAGCTGGTCTTCAGCCGCCCAGGTCTTTTTCTGCTCTGACATGACGTTATTCAGCGCCAGCGGATTATCGCCATACTGTTCCTTCAGGCGCTGTTCCGTGGCTTCCCGTTCTGCCTGCCGGTCAGTCAGCCCCCGGCTTTTCGCATCAATGGCGGCCCGTTTTGCCCGTTGCTGCTGTGCGAATTTATCCGCCTGCTGCGCCAGCGCGTTCAGGCGCTCCTGATACGTAACCTTGTCGCCAAGCGCAGCCAGCTGGCGTTTGTACTCCAGCGTCTCATCTTTATGCGCCAGCAGGGATTTCTCCTGTGCAGACAGCTGGCGACGTTGCGCCGCCTCCTCCAGTACCGCGAACTGACTCTCCGCCTTCCACAAATCCCGGCGCTGCTGGCTGATTTTCTCATTCGCTCCGGCATGCCTCTCCAGCGTCCGGAGTTCAGCCTGAAGCGTCAGCAGGGCAGCATGAGCACTGTCTTCCTGACGATCGCCCGCAGACACCTTCACGCCGGACTGTTTCGGCTTTTTCAGCGTCGCTTCATAATCCTTTTTCGCCGCCGCCATCAGCGTGTTGTAATCCGCCTGCAGGATTTTCCCGTCTTTCAGTGCCTTGTTCAGTTCTTCCTGACGGGCGGTATATTTCTCCAGCGGCGTCTGCAGCCGTTCGTAAGCCTTCTGCGCCTCTTCGGTATATTTCAGCCGTGACGCTTCGGTATCGCTCTGCTGCTGCGCATTTTTGTCCTGTTGAGTCTGCTGCTCAGCCTTCTTTCGGGCGGCTTCAAGCGCAAGACGGGCCTTTTCACGATCATCCCAGTAACGCGCCCGCGCTTCATCGTTAACAAAATAATCATCCTTGCGCAGATTCCAGATGTCGTCTGCTTTCTTAAACGCAGCCTCTGCCTTAATCAGCATCTCCTGCGCGGTATCAGGACGACCAATATCCAGCACCGCATCCCACATGGATTTGAATGCCCGCGCTGTCCTGTCTGCCCAGGTCTCCAGCGTGCCCATGTTCTCTTTCAGGCGGCGGGTCTGGTCATCAAACCCTTTCGTTGCGGCTTCGTTCGCCGCCTGCAATGCCCCGGCTTCATCGCCGGAACGCTGCAACTGAGCAACATACGCAATCTGCTCCGCCGTCACGTTATGGAACTGGCGCGCCATCGCCGTCAGCCCCGACGTCGGGTCAGTGGTCAGCTTCCCGAAGGCTTCAGCGACCTTGTCCACCTCCACACCGGATGCAGAGGAGAAACGCGCCACACTCTGGCTGATGGACGCAATCTGAGCCTCACCGCTTACTCCCGCCTTAACCAGTGCGCTGAGTGACTCGCTGGTCTGGTTAAACGTCAGCCCTGCCGCCTGCCCGGCTCTGGACAGGACCAGCATACGATCTGCCGTCAGACCCGACTGATTGCCGGAAAGGACCAGCGTTTTGTTGAAATCGGACAGGGTTGAGTTACCCTGATACCAGGCATACGCCAGCGCACCGGTCGCCACCGCCAGCGAGGTGGCCCCGACCATCGGCAGGGTGATCGCACCGGCAAGCCTCCGGAACATGGGGATCATCCCGCCGAAGGAGTCCTTAACCTGACCACCCTGTTGCAGCAGGATCAGCCACGGGCTTTGCCCGCCTGCAAGCTGCGTGGCCACGTCGGTGAACTGTGCAGGCAGCATACGCATGGCGGCTTTATACTGCCCGACGGAAATCCCCGCTTTCTGTGCAGCCAGCGCCTGTCGGCTCAGCGACTGTTCAACGACTGCCGCTGTTTTTTTCGCATCACTTTCCGTACCGGAAAAATGACGCCTGACTCTGGCCATCTGCTCGTCAAATCTGGCCGCATCCAGACTTAAATCAACGACCAGATCGCCTACCGGTTCAGCCATACCGGACTCCTCCTGCGATCCCTTCTGATACTGTCATCAGCATTACGTCATCCTCCGTCATGCCCGCCATATCCGGGGAAGCGGGGATAACTTCATTTCCGTCCGGGTCAAAGCGGACGCCTCCGGTAAGCCCTGCCGCTTTCTGCATCAGCACATCATCTTCAGGCTCTTCGTCATCCTCACGCCGGTTCAGCAAACTGAAATCCAGCGGATGCATATCCGGATCGCTGAAAAACAGGCTGAGCACAGTGTACGTCAGCCCGGAAAAGTGCATATCCAGCAGAACATCATGAAAATAATGGGTACTGTAAAAGCGGTGCCAGTCGGCATACTCCGTGGATGACATCCCGGCAAGCATGGCGCGCCAGTCAGGTCGCCCCATCTCTCGCGCCAGTTTCAGGGCAAAACTCAGCTCACCGTCGAACACTTTCCCGCAGAAACAGGCTCTGCAGGCCCGGAGTCCTCTGCCTGGTCAGGGGCATCATTCACCACAAACCCATACATACCGGACAGCCGGTACACCACGTTTTCAGCATGAGAAATTGCCTCCGCGGGCCAGGTGGTAAGCACTTCCTGCTCAATCTGTTTAACGGCTTCATTCATGGAAGGCTGCTTTGTCTTCTGCGGATGGTTATGCCACAGGGACATCGCCACCACAAAAGCACCGGTTCTGATGGCGTCTTCCACAGTAACCTGCCGGTTGCTGTCTGACTCCGCCTGTTCTGCCTGCTGTTTCATCAGGGCGAGATGCTCAATACGCTGCAGGGCTGACAGTTCAGAAAGCGTGACGGTCACGCCGTTATGTTCAAATGATTCGGTTTTCAGGAACATCGCTGACTCTCCGGATTAACTGTCGGTGACAGTGATTTCTGCAACCGCAGCAAGTTCACCATTACCGGATACAACCGGAATGTTGACCTTGCCTGCAGCAACGCCGTTCACGGTGATGGTCATACCACTGACCGACACGGTGGCTTTTGTTTTATCCGCTGACACCGCACGGAAGCTCTTGTCAGTTGCGCCCTCCGGCTGGAAGGCCACGGTCAGCGTGGTGCTCTGCCCTTTCACCACCGAGGAGCTGGCAGGCGTCACGGTCATACCGGTTGCCGCCGTCACCGTACTGCGATCTTCTGCCATTGACGGACGGCCCACATTGGTGACCTTCACCGTACGGGTGATCACTTCCTTCGCCGTCACCGCCTTACCGATACTGCTGACCCAGCCACGGAACACATCGACCGTGCCGTTCGGGAAGCGGATTTTATAGGCACGGGTATCACCTTCATTAAACCACGCCAGCAGCGCCTGCTGCCCCTGCTCTCCGGGCATCCACGCCAGCGTGAAGCTGGTATCTCCGGCGGATTTCTGCCCCTGCCCGGTCGCGGTCCAGTCCGCATCTTCATCATCGAGATAACTGTCGTCATAGGACTCAGCGGTCAGTTCGCCGGGCGTCAGGTCTTTAATTTTTGCCAGACGCGACCAGTCATTGTCTGAAAGCGGGTTTGCATAAGGGTCGCCGCTCCCGTTATAAACCCACAGTGTGGTCCCGGCCCCTTTCACCGGTGCCAGAGGATTTGGTGTTGGCATATCGTCCTCACATTTCATAGGTAATGACATAAGTCAGATCGGCTGAACTCCACAGGCCCGCATCATCGTCGCGCCGGTAGTCATAGCCACTGGCCACCATACTGGTGATCAAATCTGACAGTGCCGGGATATCGCTCATCACCGGATAAATCCGGGACTCCATCCACGAATCCAGCTCTGAATCCGGCACCTGAGCAGGCAGGAAAACTTCAATATGCAGCTCCGCCTGCCAGGTATCGCTGTCCAGCTCTTCGCCCGTGTATTCAGCGCCGGTGAGATAAACGGCAATTGCCGGAAAATCTTCCTCATCAAAAACAGCAGGGCGACCATCAAAAAGCGTCGCCCCGGTGTCATGCTTCTCCAGTGCATCCAGTACGGCTGCACGGAGTTCAGTATGTTTCATCGCTTTATTACCATTCTCAGTTGATGCTGCAGCGCATAGCCCAGCTCTTTCGGAAGACGCTCACGCCGTATCCGCTCAATATTCTGTTTAAACGCCGTGGTCAGCGGCACCGCCATCGGGATTTTCACCACATCAATGGGGTAACGGTTTTTCCCGGCCACACGCTGCATGACATGCCACCGGCCATTTTTCAGTTGCTGAATAAACGCGCCGGGAATACGACGGTTTCCCACCACAAGCACGCTGCCGCCACCTTTCAGGGATGAACGCTGCCCCTTTTTACGACGCCTGCGTCGGGACAGGACAACCCGCGCGTTACCCAGCCTGATTACGGGCAAATCCCCCCGGTTAACTTTGATTCTGGCCTGCGGATTTTTGACCGTGGCCCTTTTCAGCCTGGCCCTTTCCTTTACCAGTTTCCGGCGTACCTTTGTCTCACGGGCAACCAGTGACGCCGACTGCGATATCGCGGATGAAGCAACGCGGTTAATGGCCATTGCGGCGGCACCAGGCACCGCCGTTTTGCTGATACGGCTGAGGTTTTCAACGGCCTGCTCAAGACCTTTTATGGCCATACATCCCCCTTTCAGCGGCGACGGTTAACGGCAGGCGGTACGCCCCGCCCAAGCCAGAGATGACAGCTTCCACCATCATCCGGCGAAACCCGGTCTATCCAGAAGTTTTCCTCACCGATGGTCAGCGTGTCTCCACGCCGCAGCTGCCGCACATCACCAGTCCGGACAAACAGGGACGGGCTGGAGCCTTCAACGCGCACGCCCTGTCCGGCATAGCTGATATTTTCAGGGTCATCAAAAACACCACGTATTACTGCGCCGGACTGCTCACCGGATGTCATGGTGGCTGACGTTCCCATGTACCCGCGTATCGTTTCATCGGCGCGGACAATGGCAGCATCGAACAGGTTATCGAAATCAGCCACAGCGCCTCCCGTTATTGCATTCTGGCCAGGCCGCGCTCTGTCATTTCGGCTGCCACACCGGCAGAGACACGAAACGCCGTTCCCGGCAGCACAAATGCCACAGGTTCATCCCGCGTGGCGTGAAGTGCATCGGTATGCAGCGTCACCAGTGCCACAACCGTGACCAGAGCAGCCGTATCAGTCACGGTATCCGTCTGTGCTGATACCACCTCATTTTCATGTCCGGTCAGCGCATTTTCCGGGCTGACAGACGAGTCCTGACCGGCTCCGTCATCCGTGTCATCAAGCTCCTCTTCCAGCTCTGCCACACGGAGCGCCAGTTCTTCTTTCGTCCCCGTCAGGCTGACATCACGGTTCAGTTGCTCACCCAGCGACCGGAGACGGGCAATCAGTTCATCTTTCGTCATGGACTCCTCCACAGAGAGAAAATGGCCCCGAAGGGCCATGATTACGCCAGTTGTACGGACACGAACGCATCAGGGTCAGCCAGCAGCATCAGCGGTGCTGACTGAATCATGGTGAACTCACGCGCCGGATCGCCGGTGGTCACCCAGTTTTTCGGGTAGCGGGCAGAGGCGTTAATACCTTCGCGCTGTGCGTCCGCATCCTGAATGCAGCCATAGGTGCGCAGACCGCGTGCCTGAGTGTTCCCCAGCACCATCGTGTTGTCCGGAAGGAAGTTCTTTTTGACGTCGTTTTCCACGTACTGTCCGGAATACACGACGATCGCCGTATCGCCATACATCCCCTTATAGGACACCGCTTCGCCCAGGTCTTTTACCGCTGTCTCCAGCTCGGAATTAGAGCCGCGACGGGTATCCAGCTTCTCCTTGACGGCTTTGAAGGAACGGAACAGCGCCCAGCCTTTCGGATCGAACACGATGATATTCACCACACCGCTGGCGTTCAGCGCGTAGGCTTCGATATCGTCGGTCGGGTCATACGTGGACTTGTCACGCTTGCTCCACTCCGTGCCGCCGGACTGCGTGATGTTGTTCGCCGCACTGCGGCCCATATCCACCTCAACCGGATCGAAGGCTTCACCGGTCATGGTGTATTTGCCCTTGAGCACGGCAGAAACTGCCTGCATCTCTTCGACCTGAGCAATGGCCAGCTCTTCGTCACGCATGTTCTGCATGATGATGCGACGGCGGCGGTAAGCCGGGTCCGCCAGATTCTGCGGATCTTCATCCGGCAGGCGACGCAGGGTCATCTGCGGATTCACTTCATGCTTGGGTTTGACATATCCCGGCGTAAATTCAGAGGTGGAGCCGCCACGGGAACGGATAACCTCACCGGAAACAATCGGCGAAACGTACAGCGCCATGTTTACCAGTCCCGGAATTTGTGAGAGATAGACTTTCTCCGTAGTGAAGGGATAGCTCTCACGGAAAAAGAGACGCAGAAACAGCGGATCAAACTTAAATTTCTGCTCATTTGCCGCCAGCAGCTGGGCGGTTGTGTACATCGACATAAAAAAATCCCGTAAAAAAAGCCGCACAGGCGGCCTTTAGTGATGAAGGGTAAAGTTAAACGATGCTGATTGCCGTTCCGGCAAACGCGGTCCGTTTTTTCGTCTCGTCGCTGGCAGCCTCCGGCCAGAGCACATCCTCATAACGGAACGTGCCGGACTTGTAGAACGTCAGTGTGGTGCTGGTCTGGTCAGCAGCAACTGCAAGAATGCCAACGGCAGCACCGTCGGTGGTGCCATCCCACGCAACCAGCTTACGGGTGGAGGTGTCCAGCATCAGCGGGGTCATTGCAGGCGCTTTCGCACTCAATCCGCCGGGCGCAGTTGCGGTATGAGCCGGGTCACTGTTGCCCAGCGGCTGGTAATGGGTAAAGGTTTCTTTGCTCGTCATAAACATCCCTTACACTGGTGTGTTCAGCAAATCGTTAACGGCATCAGATGCCGGGTTACCTGCAGCCAGTGGTGCCGGTGCCCCCTGCATCAGACGATCCAGCGCAGTGTCACTGCGCGCCTGTGCACTCTGTGGTGCAGCTGCCAGAATGCGGCGGGCCGTTTCCACGGTCATACCGGGGGTTTCGGCCAGCACACGTGCCTGTTCTTCGCGTCCGTGAGCCTCCTCACAGTTGAGGATCCCCATAATGCGGCTGTTTTCTGCCGCAACCGCAGCGGTGATCTGCGCGTTCACGTCCGGCTGCGCCGCGCTGGCGTTTTCGCCCTCCGTCGCTGGCACCACGTCAGTAACGTCAGCCTGCGAAGCAGTGGCTGAAACAGTTGTTGATTGAGTCTCTTTGGTCATTCGCCCTCCTGAGAGACGGGATTTACGTGCATCCAGTGCATCACGCATAACGGTGATCGCATCGGTGCTGTTGACAAGTTCATCAGCCAGTCCGGCATCAATGGCCTCCTGACCGCTGTACACTGCAGCCTCGGTATCCAGCACAGCCTGCACGGACAGGCCGGTATATGCCGACACCTTCTGCGCAAACATCCGGCGGGTTGCATCCATCCGGGACTGCAGTGTTTCCCGGACATCACCCGGTAGATGGCTGTAGGGGTTGCCATCCACCTTATGGCTGCCGCTGTAAATCAGCGTGATTTCCACGCCCTGTTTCTCCAGCGCAGCGCCGTAATTACTGTGAGCCATCATGACGCCGATGGAGCCTGTCCGGGCGGTCTGCGTGACCAGACGCCGGGAGGCGGCGCTGGCAAGCAGCTGACCTGCACTGCAGTTCATGTCGTTGGCCAGCGCCCATACCGGCTTTATGTCACGCACACGGGCGATGATGTCAGCACAGTCAAATGCTCCCGCCACCATCCCGCCCGGTGTGTCCATATCGAGCAGAATGCCGTCCACCATCGGATCGCTGGCAGCCTGTTGCAGACGGGCGATAATGCCGTTGTAACCGGTCATTCCCGAATACGGCTGCAGCGCCCGCGTCCGGCTGACCAGCGTACCGGACACCGGCAGCACGGCGATGCCGTTCATGACCTGATAACTGCGGGCCTGTCGTGGTCCGTCATCATCACCGGATAACGCCAGCGCCGCGGGTGCCTCTCCGGCAGTCAGGCTGTCGCCGGATACTGCATCCGTCAGGCGACTGATCCCAAGCTGGCCTGCAAGCGCACAAAAGAAAACCCGCGCATAGGCGGGTTCAAGCATCAGCGGCTCATTAAAAGCCATGCTGGCAATATGCGGGAGATTACGCAGCTCTGCTGTCACTCTTCTCCTCCTCTGTTGATTGTCGCAGTCCGGATTCAAATGCCGCAGCCGCCCAGGCGGGCGGTTTAAGACCGGCTGCACGGCGCTCCATCGTTTCACGGACCTGCTGGGCAAAAATTTCCTGATAGTCGTCACCGCGTTTTGCGCACTCTTTCTCGTAGGTACTCAGTCCGGCTTCTATCAGCATCACCGCTTCCTGTACTTCTTTCAGACCATCGATGGCCATACGACCGGAGCCTATCCAGTCACAGTTCCCCCAGGCGCTGCGGGCTTCCTGAAAGCTGAAACGCGCTTTTGAAGGTAACGTCACCACGCGGCGAACGATGGCCTCTTCCAGCCAGCACAGAAACATCTGGCTCGCCTGACGGGATGCGACGAATTTTCGCCGCCCCATAAAGTACGCCCACGACTCGTTCGCACTGGCCCGTGCCGTGGAGTAGCTCATCTGGGCGTAATTCCGGGAAAGCTGCTCATACGAGACACCCAGCCCGGCAGCGATATACCGCAACAGTGACTGCTCAAACACGGAGTAGCCGTTATCCGTGTCCTGAGCCGTCTGCAGGTTCAGTGAGTCCCCCGGCATCAGGTGCGGCACTTTTGCGCCTCCCAGACGGACCGGTGCTGCGGCGTAATACGCGGCAATTTCACCAATCCAGCCGGTCAGCTTGTCCCGCTGCTCCTTACTGTTCGCGCCCAGAATAAAATCCATCGCTGACTGCGTATCCAGCTCACTCTCAATGGTGGCGGCATACATCGCCTTCACAATGGCGCTCTGCAGCTGCGTGTTCTGCAGCGTGTCGAGCATCTTCATCTGCTCCATCACGCTGTAAAACACATTTGCACCGCGGGTCTGCCCGTCCTCCACGGGTTCAAAAACGTGAATGAACGAGGCGCGCCCGCCGGGTAACTCACGGGGTATCCATGTCCATTTCTGCGGCATCCAGCCAGGATAGCCGTCCTCGCTGACGTAATATCCCAGCGCCGCGCCGCTGTCATTAATCTGCACACCGGCACGGCAGTTCCGGCTGTCGCCGGTATTGTTCGGGTTGCTGATGCGCTTCGGGCTGACCATCCGGAACTGTGTCCGGAAAAGCCGCGACGAACTGGTATCCCAGGTGGCCTGAACGAACAGTTCACCGTTAAAGGCGTGCATGGCCACACCTTCCCGAATCATCATGGTAAACGTGCGTTTTCGCTCAACGTCAATGCAGCAGCAGTCATCCTCGGCAAACTCTTTCCATGCCGCTTCAACCTCGCGGGAAAAGGCACGGGCGTCTTCCTCCCCGATGCCAAGATAGCGCCAGCTTGGGCGATGACTGAGCCGGAAAAAAGACCCGACGATATGATCCTGATGCAGCTGGATGGCGTTGGCGGCATAGCCGTTATTGCGTACCAGATCGTCTGCGCGGGCATTGCCACGGGTAAAGTTGGGCAGCAGGGCTGCATCCACACTTTCACCCGGTGGGTTCCACGCCCGCAACTGCCCACCAAATCCGCTGCCACCGCCGTGATAACCGGCATATTCACGCAGCGATGTCATGCCGTCCGGCCCCAGAAGGGTGGGAATGGTGGACGTTTTCATACATAAAATCCTGCAGGTCCCCTGCGTCGCTGTGTCATGCCGGTCTGCACTTCCAGCTCCGCAATGTATTTTTTCAGGTCAGACACGGAAGTGGCCGTAAACTCCACTCTCCGTCCGTCTTTCTGTACCGTTGCCACCCGTTTTCCTGTCATCAGGTCATGCAGTGCCGCACGGGCAGCGGCAAGTTCTTCCTGTCGCGTCATTCATCCTCTCCGGATAAGGCACGGGCGTAATCTGCCAGTGTTTTCTTGTTAGTTGCTGCACCATCCTCTTCCTGCAGGCTCGCCAGCAGTGCACTGAGATCCAGCTGCCAGCGGGAAATACTGATGCGCAGCGCCGCCAGCGCATAAACGAAGCAGTCGAGCGCCTCATTGCGTCGCTTTTTGCTGTCCCACAGTATTTTTTTCCTGCCATCCACCCATTTTTCGACCTGCTCTTCAGCAGTCAGCTGCTGCGCTTCGGTCAGATCAAAAATATCCGGGTTATTCGGGAAGTGAACGGCACCGGGAAGCGGTTCATCCCCTTCCGGCGTCAGTGTGAAGCGGTTATAAATCTGCTCTTTCGCGGTATCCGTACCAATTTCGGTAAGGTAAACCCCGTTTTTGTTTCGCTTACGTGGCATGCTGGCCACCGGCTTTCCGTAGACGGATGCCCCTTTAATGGGGATCACCCGGAACAGCCCATGTTTTTTCGAGCGTTCATACACAATGGTCGGGTCAATCCCGCCAGTATCCCAGCAGATACGGGATACCGACATTTCTGCACCATTCCGGCGGGTATAGGTTTTATTGATGGCCTCATCCACACGCAGCAGCGTCTGTTCATCGTCGTGGCGGCCCATAATAATCTGCCGGTCAATCAGCCAGCTTTCCTCACCCGGCCCCCATCCCCATACGCGCATTTCGTAGCGGTCCAGCTGGGAGTCGATACCGGCGGTCAGGTAAGCTACACGATCAGGAACGGGCGCTGAATAATGCTCTTTCCGCTCTGCCATCACTTCAGCATCCGGACGTTCGCCAATTTTCGCCTCCCACGTCTCACCGAGCGTGGTGTTTACGAAGGTTTTACGTTTTCCCGTATCCCCTTTCGTTTTCATCCAGTCTTTGACAATCTGCACCCAGGTGGTGAACGGGCTGTACGCTGTCCAGATGTGAAAGGTCACACTGTCAGGTGGCTCAATCTCTTCACCGGATGACGAAAACCAGAGAATGCCATCACGGGTCCAGATCCCGGTCTTTTCGCAGATATAACGGGCATCAGTAAAGTCCAGCTCCTGCTGGCGGATGACGCAGGCATTATGCTCGCAGAGATAAAACACGCTGGAGGGGTCATCCGGCGTCCATTTGAGGCCAAACGGCGTCTCTTTATCGCCAAATTTAAGGTACTGCTCCTCCCCGCAGTGCGGGCAGGCAACATGAAAACGCATAAAATGCGGGGATTCACTGGCTGCACGCTCAATCTGACAGGTGCCTCTCACTTTTGGCGTGGAGCCACGGATGGACTTTGGCCAGACCGAGCCTTCAATACGCTTGTCACCCAGGAACGTCGGAGAGCCTTCCTGTTCAATATCATCATCAAAAGCAGCAAGTTCATCATAACCCGCCACATCCACCGACTTTTCACGGTAGTTTTTTGCCGCTTTACCGCCCAGGCACCAGAAGCCACGACCATTGGAAAAACGCTTCATGGTGAGCGTGTTATCCCGGTGCTTTTTGCCATACCACGGAGCCAGCGCCAGCAGCGACGGAATATCGCGAATGGTCGGCTCAACGTGGGTTTTCATAAAGTTCTCGGCATCACCATCCGTCGGCAACCAGATAAGGGTGTTGCGCTGCTTATGCTCTATGAAGTAGGCATAAACACCCAGCAGCATTTTGGAATAACCAACACGGGCAGACTTCACCACATTCACCTCGCGGATGTAGTCACTGCCCATCGCATTCATGATGGCCCGCTGAAAGGGCAGTGTTTCCCAGCGCCCTTCCTGGTATGCGGATTCTTTTGGGAGATAGTAATTGGCATCCGCCCATTCAACGGCGGTCTGTGGCTCCGGCCTGAACAGTGAGCGAAGCCCGGCGCGGACAAAATGCCGCAGCCTGTTAACCTGACTGTTCGATATATTCACTCAGCAACCCCGGTATCAGTTCATCCAGCGCGGCTGCTTTGTTCATGGCTTTGATGATATCCCGTTTCAGGAAATCAACATGTCGGTTTTCCAGTTCCGGAAAACGCCGCTGCACCGACAGGGGGATCCCGTCGAGAATACTGGCAATTTCACCTGCGATCCGCGACAGCACGAAAGTACAGAATGCGGTTTCCACCACTTCAGCGGAGTCTCTGGCATTTTTCAGCTCCTGTGCGTCGGCCTGCGCACGCGTAAGTCGATGGCGTTCGTACTCAATAGTCCCTGGCTGGAGATCTGTCTCGCTGGCCTGCCGCAGTTCTTCAACCTCCCGGCGCAGCTTTTCGTTCTCAATTTCAGCATCCCTTTCGGCATACCATTTTATGACGGCGGCAGAGTCATAAAGCACCTCATTACCCTTGCCACCGCCTCGCAGAAAGGGCATTCCCTGCTCCTGCCAGTTCTGAATGGTACGGATACTCGCACCGAAAATATCAGCCAGCTGCTTTTTGTTGACTTCCATTGTTCATTCCACGGACAAAAACAGAGAAAGGAAACGACAGAGGCCAAAAAGCCCGATTTCAGCACCTGTCGTTTCCTTTCTTTTCAGGGGGTGTTTTAAATAAAAACATTAGGTTACGGCGAAGAAGAACGGAAACGCCTTAAACCGGAAAATTTTCATAAATAGCGAAAACCCGCGAGGTCGCCGCCCCGTAGCCTGTTGGATCGCCGGAAAGGACCCGAAAAACGAGAATAATTATCACTTACAGCAAGAATCGAATCTGATCTATTATGGTGCTTGCTATTATGTGCCGGCACAAGTGCGTCGTTTACCGTCATTTCACACAGAGGCATCATCAAATGAAAATCAGAAATATTCTCGCTATCTCCCTTGCAACATCATCCTTCAGTTGCCTGGCATTTAAATCCTCGCCCAATGTGCTACCAGGACCAACGAATCAACTAACTGCGGTAGAAAGTAAAATTATCGGACATTTTTATGCCCCACACAGTGCATTACCCGGAACAACCATCACAGGGACATGTGACGCCTCCCCCGTCCCGGGATGCACCTGTCCGTTTTGTACTATGCTGCGTAGCCAAAACCGATAACATCCGCATTTACCTGGTATTCCATGATGAGTTCACGCAGCGACTGATAGAGGAAGGAAAGATGGTTAGTAAAAGCAAGGCGCATTGCCGCCGCATGCTGCAGGCATTGCAACAGACGAGAGCAGGTATTTTTGACCAGTTGGAAAACTGCCAGCATACTTTGCCCGAGTATATCGCCATCTCATCGGAAACCAGTGCAACTCTTATTCATCGGGTTCCACTAGAGAAAAAGAAGAAATGAACAGTGAGGCGTTGTGTGGCATACAACGCCTTCTTCCATCATTCCTCGTCAGCCATGACAAAAATATAACCGCTGGCTCTTTCATTTTTCTCCTGCTTCCAGCCCCTCTCTACCTGGAAGCATCAAGGACGTGACGGCGTAAAGATAAATTGTCTCTTCACTCCCTGACAGGGACGATTCTTTTCAAATCGCCATTTCGCCATGGCCTTCACCACTTCATCACGAAACAAATTATGAGGCTCTGAGCGGAGAAAAACGATCCGTGTCACAGTCCCATCAGCACCAATATCGAACTTAACCTCAACCAGCCCCTTGATATAATTTGCTGCAGCATATTCCGGATATCGTGGATACACCGTCACTAATTGCCGGGGCTCATCAGCTTTTTGCTGCGAGCATCCCACTGCTAGGACAGATAACAGAAAAAGTAGTAAAAGGCGTCTTTTCATTTTTATTCCTACGGGTCTTATTCTGACAATATATCCTGTGTTCCAGACTGCCACATCACCACATCCTGTGCCATTATCTGACTCACATTACATACATCGCATCGGGATACAGTAGTAGCACTTTCTGTAATACAGCTTCCTGTTTCTTCCACCATCGCACCGGGATAAATCCGCGAATCATTAACGCGGTAAAAACCCGGTGTGCATCGTTTTTAATTATTCCCGCACACTCACGCAGAAGGAATTCCCCGTCGGGCTACGGTCATGGTTAATGCGGGAATACGGCGACGATACAGCGCAGCTAAAAGGGTAATGGACGGATAGACCGGTTTATTTCATTCTACAGGATTCTGAGTGTCCCCAACTCCCTCCAATCGTCTGAGCTCACCTGTGTAGTTTTAATTTTCATCAATCCATTTAACTATCGTTTAATTGTTGTCACATAGGATTCTGCCGTTTTTAACAATGCAGGATAATAAGATGAAAAAAATGTTGTTTTCTGCCGCTCTGGCAATGCTTATTACAGGATGTGCTCAACAGACGTTTACTGTTGGAAACAAACCGACAGCAGTAACACCAAAGGAAACCATCACCCATCATTTCTTCGTTTCGGGAATTGGGCAGAAGAAAACTGTCGATGCAGCAAAAATTTGTGGTGGTGCAGAAAATGTGGTTAAAACAGAAACCCAGCAAACATTCGTAAATGGATTGCTCGGTTTCATCACTTTTGGCATTTATACTCCGCTGGAAGCGCGGGTGTATTGCTCAAAATAATTGCATGAGTTGCCCATCGATATGAGCAACTCTATCTGCACTGCTCATTAATATACTTCTGGGTTCCTTCCAGTTGTTTTTGCATAGTGATCAGCCTCTCTCTGAGGGTGAAATAATCCCGTTCAGCGGTGTCTGCCAGTCGGGGGGAGGCTGCATTATCCACGCCGGAGGCGGTGGTGGCTTCACGCACTGACTGACAGACTGCTTTGATGTGCAACCGACGACGGCCAGCGGCAACATCATCACGCAGAGCATCATTTTCAGCTTTCGCATCAGCTAACTCCTTCGTGTATTTTGCATCGAGCGCAGCAACATCACGCTGACGCATCTGCATGTCAGTAATTGCCGCGTTCGCCAGCTTCAGTTCTCTGGCATTTTTGTCGCGCAGGGCTTTGTAGGTAATGGCGTTATCACGGTAATGATTAACAGCCCAAGACAGGCAGACGATGATGCAGATAACCAGAGCGGAGATAATCGCGGCTACTCTTCTCACTGATCTATCCCCCAACAGGCTAATGCGCTTTCCTGGTCACGACGAATAACCTGTCCGTAGCAGTTATTTGAACGTGTGCGGCAATCACGCCCACCGTCCTTAATCCACCAGCGAATCGACTCACAGGCACCTTTACGATCACCGGCATTAAGCCGCTTATAAAACGTCGACGGGAAACACTTACCGGGGCCAATGTTATAGGGGCAAAATGACGCGATACCCGCTTTTTGTGGTTCGGTCAGTGGTACTTTAATATTACGTTCCACCCATGCCAGCGCCTTATCACGTTCGATGGCGTTAACCTGGTCGCATTTTTCCTTCGACAGTTTCATACCGGGAAAAACGGGTTTTCCATCCACCATCGTGGCACCCCGACAGATGGTCCAGATGCCGGAACCATCACGGTATGCCGTTGTGTGGTTACCTTCTTTTTCGTCCAGAAACTGGTCAAGTATTTGAGGAGCAGACGCGCCTGCACCAATCAGCACTAGTACAGTAGCCGACAGGCTGTATCTGATTTTTGCGTTCATGGATATTTATCAGGATTTATCGGTTTCTGAACCCTGGATATGTTTATCTGTCCCGGCCTGTTGAATCAGGCAAGGAATAGTTAAATACAATAGAGAGGATTGTTTATGGACAATAGCACCATTTCTCTACAGGAGTTGCTCGACTGCATTTCCAGGCTTCGGGATGATGTAAATGCCCTTGCTGTCGCATTTTCATATCTGGCATTCTCAATTCCCAAGGAACAAATGCAACCAACACTGGCATCGCTCCAGCTTGAATCAATCAATCCCAAATGGTCCCAGCAACAACAAAATTCTTTCAAGTGGCTGGCGGTATTACTGGAGGAAAAATATGCTGGTGAAATTACCATTTCGGCGGAGTCTTCAGTGAACCAGTAATTCTTCCCGGCAGTTTTCCTTTGTAGGTTATCCACACACTCTGCGCCTCTAAAATTATGGGGCGCTTTTCCGGCGACTGCTCATCCCCTCCACATAACCCGGCAGCAACATCCAGGAAGACCTGTCTGATGCTCCTTCTGGCTGCTGCCTCATAAAACTCCAGCGCGGCACCTTCAACACGGTCCAGCGAGATGTCCAGGTCAAAAATTTCACCGTCAAAGCGTTCTTTGTCCTGTAATGCTAAAGTTACCGTAACTTTATTCTCAAAATTGCGGATCCCTTTCACAATCATTTCATAGTTTTGGACCATTATATTACTCTCCTCTCGCAGCCTTTCTTCTGTCTTCTCTGATTTTGAAGTACAGATTCGTCAGATAAGTCAGAAAGCCCAGAACCAGACTTCCCAGTACACCAATCGCAGCCCACTGAGACGGACTAACCTGATCAAGCCATTGTAAAAACCAGTAGCCAGCACTGCCTGCGGAGGTGCCGTAGGCAATGCCTGTTGATATTTTTTCCATCTGATACATATCCCGCCCCAACAGACCTGTGCTACCGGAAAGAAAAAAGGCCATCAGCAAAACTCTGATGGCCTGAATCACCTTTACCAGTCATGTATGAAAAAATACGCACAACCAATTGACAATAATTATCATTTTCATTAAAAATACCGCGTAACATTCTTATTTCATGAAGAACCATACCCGCCAGCAACCTGAGTAGCAAAAGCTGTTCATCCCCCATATTTTTGCTGGCGGGTTCTTTTTTCTACTGCCCTCCTCCCCAGGAAAAGCATTTCATTCTTTTCTCATTAATCGTTACTGGAGAGAAGGCGGGAAAAAGCCAGCTCTTTGGCCCTAAATAACAGCATGGCTTCAGTCCATACAGAATCTGATTTTCCAGCTCACATAATAACCAGATGATGCAGTTGCAAAATCTGGCAACATCGGATTATTATGCGCCTGTGAAAATTTCTTCACGTTTTATTCCTTGCCGCCCGTGCCTCCCAGCGCGGGCTTTTTTATCCAAAAAATACCCCTCCGGAGAGGGGTATCATACAAGGGGATGACCATGATGCATGGTGCCGGGTGCCTCCCGGTGAGTCCGGCATCAGCATACGAACCCGCGATTATCCCAGAACTGACTGCTGATTCGCCCCGCCGCTTAGGGGGATTCACCATGCGTTTTTTTATTTACAAACTCTTCGCCAGACAAACAACCATTAACTGGCTGAATTGTGAGGTATTTCAATTTTTAGAAAACTGACCAACCTCCGCTTATACGCCGGGCATGGAGCGGATACAAAAAAGCCCCGCAAAAGCAGATCAGAAGGATTCGTTGTAAAAAAAAAGCTGTCAGATTATCGCGCTAATCTGACAGCTACAGCAGGTATCCAAAAACATGGGTGGAAACAATAAGTGAGTTAAGAAGACACGGTGTCGGATTTTTACCGATGAGCCGTTGGCGTGGTCAACCGTGACTCGCTTGTATCAACGATGAATTAATGAAGCCAATCCTTTGCAGGCTATGTACAACCCACCACATCAGCCCTGCTGCATTGCAGGATACACTGTATCTGTAATCATTATACGGCACAGACATCCCACCAATAATTGAATTAATTCACAAAATTGTATTTGCTGATAACATACTGATTTCCTGGATGGTCTGATTAAACCGCTCTGTCTCAAGCTCAACACCTAACGCCCGACGCCCCAGCGCCATTGCTGCTTTTATTGTGGAACCGGATCCCATAAAGAAATCAGCAACCAGATCGCCGGGTCGACTACTGGCATTGATTATTTGCCTGAGCATATCCGCCGGTTTCTCACACGGATGTTTACCCGGGTAGAACTGAACGGGTTTATGCATCCAGACATCGGTATAAGGCACGGAGACTGATACGGAGAAATAGCGCCGGAGAGATTTAAACTCATCCAGCAATTCAGAATATTTGCGATTCAGTGAATCATAAGATGCCACCAACTGGTGGTGTGGTTGTTCCAGTTGTTGTTCCTGAAACTTCTCTGCCGCTATACGGGAAAACAGTGCCTGTAACTTCCGGTAGTCAGCCTCATTCGGCAACTGCCACTGACTGGCACCAAACCAGTGGGAAACCATATTTTTCTTACCTGTGGCTTCGGCAATTTGTTTTGCCGTTATACCCAGTTCGGCACGAGCATCCCTGAAATACGATATCAGCGGTGCCATTATGTGCTGTTTGAGTTCCCTTTCTTTTGCCACATAGCCGTCACTTTTGCCGCGATATGGCCCCCGGTAATGTTCAGCAAACAGAACGCGCTCTGTGGCAGGAAAATATGCGCGCAGACTTTCTTTATTACACCCATTCCAACGTCCGGACGGCTTCGCCCAGATGATATGGTTAAGCACGTTGAAACGTTCACGCATCATGATCTCAATATCAGATGCCAGGCGATGCCCACAGAACAGGTAAAGGCTTCCGGCAGGTTTCAACACCCGCCAGAACTGGGCCAGACAGTGGTCCAGCCACTTAAGGTAATCTTCGTCCCCTTTCCACTGATTGTCCCAACCGTTGGGTTTCACCTTGAAGTAAGGCGGATCGGTAACAATCAGGTCAATGGAATCATCAGGCAGGGACTGAATAAAATGCAGGCAATCAGCGTTGATTAAATTAATACTGTTTATTTTTACAGTGTTTTTCATGGATCAGTAAGCGTAACTCTGGTAGGCTCACTCTGCTTTTGCGCTAAAGCAGTGGGCCATGGTTCGCTTGTGACCAGTAAGCATGAGCGAATGGCTGGCAGGTGCTACCAACACCCACCAGCCGCCCATTTTCACAAATTAAAAGCCCTTCATTGCTGAAGGCGTCTGTAACAGCCGAACTGGTAATCTGCCAGCCCCGCCATAACCAGCTGGGTCAGTATTAACTGACAGCGTTCGCGTGAAAGGTATGTGTTTTGTGCTATCTCCCCGACTGTTGCCGGTTTGCCGTTTAATTCATTAAAAACAACTTTCGCCGTTTCTGTCATATCTTGCTGTTTTAGCATGTCTTTTTACCTTCATGGTTAACATGACATACCAATAACTCTTGTCTAAAAAGCCAGCAAGATAAAAAGTCAGTATTCACGACCACCAGCGTGTTTACCGTACTGCACCAATGTTTAATTTATAAAAAAACCGCGAGAACGCGGTAAGTATTGTTAAAAAAAAACAGTAATTTCACTCAACTTATTTAATACATTCTTTTGCTTGCGCATAATAAATTTTATGAGTATTAGCAAGCTTAACGAAGTTATACTTAACTGCCCCTAACAGGGTTCCAACTCTTGTATGCCCTTCCATTAAATGAAGCCCTGTTGTATTACTTTTCAGCAAAGCTCGATCTATAAAAAATGGAGGTTCACACCATGTGCCAAAATTACACCAATGCGCTTTTATTTCATCATCCATAAATACATCGCCTTTACGGGTTGTGAAATCTTCAACGACCTCATGCAAAAAATCAGGGTAAGTAGCATTATCCCCGATAGTTAAAAAATTTTTAGTGGGAAGTTCAATCAATTTCCATTCGATTTGGTCAATATTAAGATCCCCATAAAGCTCCTGAAATCTGTCATAACCTGCCAATCCATAATAAATCTCCTGAATTACAGGAGTGGGGGCGGCGATAGAATATTGCTCACGAAGTATTCTTTCAGCCTCAGGAGCTTTAAATATGGGTCTTTCTGAGAAAATAGGCAAAAGATCTCGGTATAACATCCATATCCCCGTGTAAGAAAAAATAATTTAACCCGCTCGGCGGCGGGTTCTTGGACTCATCAACGGTAGACATACAAAGCCCATCGTTGGGAAAATCTTATCCATATTTTTTGAGAAATGCAAGCATCATGTCGCCATCTTCGGTGAAAATCACTTATCTCGTCACCTTTCTCAATTGTGCTTCAGCGAATGCTTCTTCCTGCCAGCACTTTGTTACCAGTTTATCAATGACGTCTGCATATCCTTTGTACCACTGATAATCAGTCAGGTCTGGTACCAGCTTCTGGACATGACGTCGTGCCAGTGTGGTCGGTAAACGACTAAACCGGTTTCCATTGCAACGCCCACAAATCTTATAAACAGGCGCGCCATGAAGCCGGGTTCTTTTTTCATCCAGGACAATGCCTTTACCCTTACACCCTCTGCAAGCCGTGCTGACTTCTCCCTTACCATGGCAATGCTGACATAATTCCTTCACCCACTCTTCCTTGATAACAGATTCCCCGCTTCTGGAGTGTTTCACCACTTCGCGCAATACACTATGAAATCCAGTACCAGCACAATGCTCACAGCGAGCCTTACTTGCCGCAGACCTGGAATAATCAGCAAAGGCAAAACTCACAAGGTAAGGGATGATCTGTAACCGGGTTTCTTCACTCAATTTGTTCAATGTCGGGTTATCCATTGCCATCGCGTAATTGAGCAGACCTTCAATCGCAAACTGAGGATCCTGAACACCAACTTTTGCCAGGAATAAGGCAAACCCAAGCGGTGCTTTCGACTGCACCATCCCCTGCGCAGCCATCACATCCGTAATCGTTAAACCACCTGAGCCTGTCGCCGGTGCGTCATCGCTCAATTTTGGAGATTTTGGGGAGTAATATTTTGGTAAGGCTTCAAGGTTCATGCTCGTTCTCCACTTACGCCAGTACGCCTATTGCCAGCGCATGATCGATAAAACGAAATATCAGCTCCAGCTGGGAGCCATACATCTCTTCAAATGCCACGGTATCCGCATGCAGCTCGTCGTGATGCTTTCTGCACAAAGGCAACACAAAGAGGTCATGCGCTTTTGTACCCATTCCACCCTGACCATGGCCTATCAGGTGGTGGGGATCATCAGCAGGCTTTCCACAACATGCACACGGCTGTGTCTTAACCCAGCGCGTGTACTTTTCATTAACCCAGCGGCGACGTTTTGGGCGTAACATAAAAGACTCCGGCGACTCTGGATCCACTTTCAGCGCCAGCACCTTTTTCGCTTTATCCTGGATAATGCTGGTGGCAGGAACCGAAGGAACAAGGTCACTCTCCCGGGTGACAGACGGCACAACCGGCTTCGGTAATCTCAGTGCCTTACGGGCTGCACTTTCCGGTAAGGCATCCGCCAGGTCATTACGAACCAGCCACCAGCACAGTTCCGGCATTGTCACTACGTGACTGTCATCAAAACCGAGATCCCGACGCACGACAGATAACACCCAGTGGGCACAGTTATCCGTTGCCATTGATTCCAGCCGTTCCGTGAACTGATCACGCAACTGGTTATCGCAGTGCCAACACAGACGGATTGCGCCCGGCGCGTGTCGCATTGTGGTCATGTTCTCGCTGTGCCAGTCGGAATGAGGCCACTGACAGCCCTTTTCACGAAGTAACCAGCTTTCAAGACATTCCACGCCACCAGCACGACGGATCACTGCCTCATTGCGGAACACGGCCCGAACGGCAGGATCATCCGCCAGCGGTTGTGATGCCGCCGGAACGGCACCACTGGCGAAAGATGAATAACGTTCCGGCTCAGGCTCCAGCAGGACACGCCCCTGCATAAACAGGGGCATCAGCTCTGAACCTGGCCTGAACAATACGATCCCCATACGCGGGGCAATTTCAGGGGTCAGTAGTGCTCTCACGGTCACCTCAATGAACGGTATCGAGCAGCTTTAACAGCTCAGGGAATCGGGATTCGAAGAAATGCGGCTGCGTCTCGCGCGGATTTGCAGGACTGGTGATGTTCTTGCCGAACATGCAGCCTTTCGCCGTCAGCGACCAGAATTTTTTGATGTTGTTAATCGCGGTACGGCTGTATCGTTCGCGTTGTTCAACGATCCCCAGCTTCACCATCTGGTGATATGCCTGATTAGCCGTCAGGCGGATACCATACTGTTTCAGCAGTGCACTCAGCGACAGCGTGGGGCGACTTGAGCCATCAGGCGCGTCAGCAGGAGCATCAATGGCATAGCGCGGTGCCAGATTCGGTAAGCCAACAGCCTCCTGAAGCTTCTGACAGGCTCCAAGCACTGATGAGTTAGACAGGTTTAATTCCCGGCGCATAAAGTCCAGCAGGATCACGCCAGCCTGCATCTTGTCAGCAGCCTGCCCGGATAATTTTTCCGGTGTGCTGGTTACCATATCGAAAGTACGGATCACCTTCAGATGGAATGACGGGCTGATCCACATTGCATAGGCATACACCAGTTCCTTGCAGACATACGTTCCTCCATTCCGCCCTTCTATTTTACTTACTGGTTTACTACCCAAATTTTGGGTAGTTTCATTGAATGAACCGACACCCAAATTTTGGGTATCGATCAATTCCTGAACCAGCTCAGTAATCTGTTGGCTGGAAAGAAACTTTCCCGGCTCCTTAGTTCTGGCATTTGCACCAGATGCAACAGCAGCCCGATGCAGATCGTTCAGGCTGTAACGCCCATAAGCATCACGACGAACTTCAATACCATCAATGACCATCAGATTATTCATACTTCGTTTCTCCTCTTGATCAGGCGGCTGCACCCGCCGTTTTCTCGTACTTACTGATAGTGATCTCGACCTTCCCTTCCGGGATAACCGGTCCCCACTCCACCAGCATTCTTTTCACCTGGCTGTCGTCTTCCCACACACCCGCGTGGGTCAGGGCGTCAAACAGCGCCTTGTTATAGTTGTCCAGATCGCGGATCCGGTTATCCGGAGGAAACAACACGATCTCCACTGAAGCAGGTGCCGACGTTGGTTTCGGCAGACGACGTAACTGCTCAACTATTGCTGTGCACGCCGCACTCTGGAATTTTCGCCCCGCCGCGCTTATCAGGCTCTTACCAGCAAATGCCCCTTTGTTGGGGTGTCGCCAGTAGGTGTTCACGCTGGGTGGAAAAGGCAGAATCAGCTTCATACTTTCAGCCCCCTCTCATGTAACCAGTGGGCTGCACGCAGCCTGGCGTTTTCCTCACCAGCAAGCAGTGCGCGGATAATCCCGGCCACCTCGCTGTCGTCGTCCTTCACCGCGGTATGAAGCGTGATGCCCCGGGCCACGCCACGCTTTATCGTGATGACGCCTTTTTTCTCCAGTGCGCGAAGATGCTCCACCGCTGCATTCACTGAACGGTATCCCAGCATGGTAGCCACCTCCTGATTGGTTGGCGGGAAGCCACGTTCTTTCTGGTAAGAAATCAGCATATCCAGCACCTGCTGCTGGCATTGAGTTAACGTCGTCATTAAGCCCCCACGTAATTCCCTGACAGATACCACTCTTCACCCGATACAGCGCGCTTGCTGCTTTTCCGTAAACACCGCTCACGACGCGCAAGAAAATTGTTTCGCTCTTGCTGGGAGTGGCTTTCACGGAATGCCGCCATCCACACCGTTGCAGCACGACGGTATAAGCCCCTGGACTCCAGTTCTTCCGCCTGGCGGGTCAGGCACAAAATCACCCGGGGATCGTTAGTGCCGACATAGAAATTGCGCACAGGTCTGGATTCACGAACTGGTTGCGGTTCCGGCTCCTGCGGTATCTCAGTCAGCCGCGGGAAATGTCTGCGTGTATCCCCTTCACAACGGTGAGCCACACGCCCACTCTGACGTAACTTGCTTGCTGACTGCAGAACGCGCTGTCGTGAGTAACCTGCAAAAGCATCCGCAATGTCTCCGGAAGTACACCCCGGATGGGCTTCAATGAATTTCTGAACGTCATTCAAAAGACTCATGATCACCCCCTGAATCCTGCCGGGATATGGCTGTAGTCCACGTTGTCGTAACTGGCTTTGAAGTACGGGTCTTCGCGTTTTTCGGTGTACGTGCTGACGGACGGCGATAAGCGCAGGGAAAGCTCATCCCATTTTTCCCGCAGCTTCGACGGGCTGAGCACGTTACGGCACCAGAACGGATCGCGACTGACGCGGCTGTACATCTCGCAGATTTGTTTATGAGTACGACCATCCTGCACACACATCAGGCGAATTTCGTTTGCCCAGGCTGTCCAGTTCGGTTCTTTGGGACGAACCACCTCGCCGTCACATTCGGCGGCATGCTCGTACAGGGCGATGATTTTTTTCCAGAGCCACTGTGCGCAGGTCAAATCATCCTGCGTCCCCCACTGGCGCTTTTTAGGGCTGAATACAACCGCATCAGGATGGCGAGTTAAAAAATCCTGTTCAGCCGTCTGCGTGTCCGGTTGCGAAGCGTCCGGACGAGAAGTTTTTTTATCTGACGGATCATGTTTTGATTTTACTGACGGATCCCCACCAGATTCTGACGGGTGAAAACCCGCTTTTTTGCCAGATTTCGACGCATCAAATTTTGACGGGTCAGATTTTGATGCGTCAGATTTTGACGGGTCAGAATCTGACAGTTGAGAAAATGCCGCTGCCTGAAGCTTCGCAACGTTAAGCTGATAAACATTCGACGCATTGCGGTTACCCTGGCGACGCGCCCTACGCGTTAACCAGCCTTCTGCTTCCAGCCGTGCGATAGCCGTTCTGACGGTACTCATCCCCGCGCCAATCTGGCGGGCAATGGTTTCAATTGATGGCCAGCACACACCTTCGTCATTACTGAAATCAGCCAGGCGGGCCATAATTGCCACGCTGGATAATTTCATGCCTGATGCAGCGCAACCATCCCATACATAGCCGGTTAATTTAGTGCTCATGACCGACCTCTATTTCCCTGAATTTACGACGAAACTGTTCGAGCGGGCTGAAGCACTCATGCTCATAGCCTTCGCGGAGGTAGATAACACGTTGTGTTTCCGGCTCCCAACGAATGACTCTGACGGGCACTCCGTAGTGATCTTTGAACCAGCGGTTAACTTGTCGCAAAGGACTGTCTCCTTCTGCCGGTTGAAATCACCCACAGCCCACTCTGCAAAGCTGTGGGTTACAATTTCCCTGTCACCTGGTACATTTACTGCATAGCAATACTCCACCTTCGCTTTTCCACCCGGTACAGGAAGCGCAATCAGTTGCGAGCGACGGTAGTGTGTTGTTAAACTGTTCATGCGTTAGTTTCTCCACAGTCACGACACGCCACGGCGCCCGGAGCTGCACACTCGCGGGCGTCACTACTTTCTGAAACGCAAAAGATTTTGTAGACCAGTGCTGCATGCTCCTGCAGCTTCGAAATTGAGAGGTACAGCTCATCGTTAATTGCTGTCTTCTCATGCGGTTCCACTACACCGTCTTCAATTGCTGAACGAATCTGTTTTGAATAACTGCCGATCTGTTCAATGACTTCCAGCAGGCGTTGGTTGATATCGGCGTTGTCCACATCCTCGACATCAGGAAGAGACACAAAGACGCCATTTGCAGACTGCGCCACAGCGTCAGCAATGAAGTGAGTTCCACCAGCACGTTGCAAAATCATTGCCCATCCCAGCGGGAAAATCTGATCGCCATCGGCACGAAGGCGGTTAAATAATGCGTTCTCTGTTACATCCAGCCAGTCAGCAGCTTCAGCGTACCCCCCCGGCAACGCTGCGATAGTTTTTCTGACAGCTTTCACGTACCACTCAGGCTGTTTTTCTACTTTCCAGTGATGCTTACCCACGGTTCACCTCCTGTTCCTGTGGTTTAAACCCATTCTGGTTTTGGCTAGATTGAAAACGTGCCGGATAAAGAATCTGCATTTCGCTGACTTCACCCTTAAAAAAATTGGCTAAACGTTCTGCAAGCTCGATAGATGGAATCTGCTCCAGCCTCTCAATACGACTCAACGTCGCTGGATTGACTTGAACACCCGCAGCAACATGCTGCAAAGTGAAACCATGCGCCTTACGCACATTTCGTAATGGTGATTGCATATGCCCTCCAAATATTGCGCGTTATGCATGTTATTTCACGCAATTATTTTGCGCAAGTTGATTTGCTTATCACGCAATAAAGAAATGTAATAAACGCATGAACATAGGAAACCGAGTCAGACAACTTCGCCAAGCGAAGAACATGAAAATCGCCGATCTCGCTGAAGCAATAGGAGTAGATGCGGCGAACATCTCGCGCTTAGAAACGGGTAAGCAAAAACAATTTACCGAACAAACACTGAGTAATATTGCCAAGAGCTTAGGTGTTGATATTGCTGATCTCTTTACCTCTGCCCACAAAAGTAATACTGTATATAAAAACAGTAATAATGAGGATGTTGCGCAGGTGAAGGATGTGTTCCGTATTGAAATGCTGGATATCAGTGCCAGTGCGGGAAATGGCCTTATCCAGGGCGGTGATGTCATTGATGTGATTCATGCCATCGAATACAGAACTGATAATGCTGTATCAATGTTCGGCGGACGACCAGCCAATCACATCAAAGTTATCAACGTTCGTGGGGACAGTATGTGTCCAACCATTGAGCCAGGAGATCTCATCTTCGTTGATGTCAGCATCAATCAGTTTGATGGTGATGGTATATATGTCTTTGGTTTTGATGACAAAATATACGTTAAAAGACTTCAAATGATTCCTGACAAACTGCTGGTGATTTCTGATAACCAGATTTACCGTGAATGGGGAATTACTAGCGAAAACGAACACCGATTCATGGTCTTTGGAAAGGTCTTAATCAGTCAGTCGCAAACCCTTAAGAGACATAATTAACCTCAATATCCCATCCATCGGCCACCGAAAGGTGGCTTTTTACTACCTATAAATTTGCATACTTCGCAAATATCACTTGCATATCTCGCAATTTAATTTTATCTTTTGTTCCAGACCAACTACAGGATTACAACAAAATCTGGTTGCAACACGGTGCATGTGTCGTAAGCAGTCAGTAAATGTCAAAAACGAACAGGCAGGACGCCCACGAAGTAGCCGCCTGGGGCATATGAAGTCCAGGATGATTCGTTAGCAACAAAAAAGCGCCCTACAGGACGCTTAGCTCTTTAGCAATCTGGATATCCACAACAGTAGTAATCTACAGATTGCCGTTAAGTTTTCTGGACAACTCCTCAATGGATGGAGGCGATACGTAATCCGGATTTTTATTCATCAGAAACTTATTTTCACAGTGGAGGCACCTGCTTTTATGAAAAAGCTCATCTTCGCTAACCGGGAATGGTTGAAGTATCGATACTATCTTTTGTCCAAAACATTTTGGGCAAAGATGCATGGTTATGCTGCCACCGTTCACGATTACCTCCTTCGAGTATACAAAAGTACCCGACTCAAGTTGGTTAAGGATATAGCCTTCCGTCTGAGCCTCAAAGTTTTCGAATTCTGCAATTTTAGCTTTGAGAGAAGCATTTATTTCTTGATAAGAGCCCACCAGTTCAACGAGAGACACGCATTCGCGCTGAATAAACGCAAGCTTTGAGTTCAGCTCACCAATAGCCGCATTTACTTCAGCTTGAGTTTTTGCCTCGTTCATTAGTTTTGCAATCTGGGCTGTTTCACGAATAGCCGTCATTGCTGCCGTTAATTCAGCGATCACATTGAATACTCTTATTGTTGTTGGGGATATCCAGATTAACCGAATCCTTGTTGTTGGGGAATAACCAGGTCCACCTCGCCTGATGTGGCTAAAAGCAGGCACATAACAGCTAAGTATTTTCAACCAGAGAGAATCCTTAGCGTTGTGGTGAATGCGGCTCAGCGCACGCGGGTTAAGGTTGAGGCTGACAGTCGACCTTCTGTGGATACCCACCCGCCTGGTGTGCAACCTTCGCCAGGCACCGGGAGGCACCCGGCACCACAACTTTATGCTGTGTGTAGTCCTGGCGGTACCAGTTTGTACCCTTGCTTCCGGCTGGTACCGTCCTTTTTTGCAAAACAGAGAAGAGCATCACCGGACGACGGGCTCATAACCCAATCCATCCGGGCGGCTGCCACCGCAGGTGTTCTTCTCTGTTTTGTGGAGAAACCAACCGACCTTGCAGGGTCGATATGATGAGGAGCAGCAAAATGGCTAGCGAACGCAGTACTGATGTGCAGGCATTTATCGGGGAGCTGGACGGCGGCGTATTTGAAACCAAAATCGGCGCAGTTCTCAGTGAGGTCGCTTCCGGTGTGATGAACACGAAAACCAAAGGGAAGGTCTCACTCAATCTGGAAATCGAACCGTTTGATGAGAACCGTGTGAAAATCAAACACAAACTCTCATATGTTCGCCCAACTAACCGCGGGAAAATTTCCGAAGAAGACACCACCGAAACGCCGATGTATGTCAATCGCGGTGGTCGCCTGACTATTCTGCAGGAAGACCAGGGACAATTACTGACTCTTGCCGGTGAACCTGACGGAAAACTACGCGCAGCAGGTCATTAATATCGTTCTTAATAAACTGATTATTTATCTCATCACTGAATATCTTTATATAGTGAGGACTTATTATGTCTCAGAACTTAGACGCAACCGCAATTAATCAAATCCATGCCCTTATTTCTGCTCAGGGTGTTAATGAAATTATCAGTAAGATTGGTGCCGATGCTGTGGCATTGCCTGAGAATTTCCGCATTCATGATCTGGAAAAATTTAATTTAAATCGCTTCCGTTTCCGTGGTGCGCTTTCCACTGCCAGCATCGATGACTTTACCCGTTATTCTAAAGATCTTGCAGATGAAGGCACCCGCTGCTTTATCGATGCCGATAATATGCGAGCCGTCAGTGTGCTTAACCTGGGTACTATTGATGAACCAGGTCACGCAGATAACACTGCCACTCTCAAACTGAAAAAGACAGCACCGTTCTCTGCTCTGTTGTCTGTTAACGGCGAGCGTAACTCCCAGAAGTCACTGGCAGAATGGATCGAAGACTGGGCCGACTACCTTGTGGGCTTTGATGCTAATGGTGACGCCATTCAAGCAACAAAAGCGGCTGCGGCAGTCCGTAAAATCACGATTGAAGCAAACCAGACCGCTGATTTTGAAGATAATGACTTCAGCGGCAAACGCTCCCTGATGGAGTCTGTCGAAGCGAAGACCAAAGACATTATGCCAGTGGCATTTGAATTTAAATGCGTTCCGTTTGAAGGTCTGAAAGAACGTCCGTTTAAATTACGCCTCAGCATTATCACTGGCGATCGTCCTGTACTGGTTCTGCGCATTATTCAGCTGGAAGCGGTGCAGGAAGATATGGCTAACGAATTTCGTGATCTGCTTGTTGAGAAATTCAAAGACAGCAAAGTAGAAACCTTTATTGGTACTTTCACCGCCTGATTTCATTACTGCAAATGCCCCTGCGGGGGCATTTATGGAAACGTAATTAACTCAATAATCACCGGATGGTTAGGGCTTCCTTTTACCAGAATTCAGCGCGGTGCAGTGCATATACGTGGAGAACAAAATGTCATTTATTAAAACTTTTTCCGGGAAGCATTTTTATTATGACAAGATAAATAAAGACGACATCGATATTAACGATATCGCGGTTTCCCTTTCAAATATCTGTCGCTTTGCCGGTCATCTTTCGCACTTCTACAGCGTCGCCCAACATGCGGTTCTTTGCAGCCAGCTGGTGCCGCAGGAATTTGCTTTTGAAGCGTTAATGCATGATGCAACAGAAGCGTATTGCCAGGACATTCCCGCACCACTGAAACGCCTTCTTCCTGACTATAAACGGATGGAAGAAAAAATAGACGCCGTAATCCGTGAGAAATACGGGTTACCCCCAGTTATGAGTACACCCGTGAAATATGCCGATCTCATCATGCTGGCAACCGAACGCCGCGATCTCGGGCTTGATGATGGCTCTTTCTGGCCTGTACTGGAAGGCATCCCGGCAACAGAGATGTTCAACGTGATTCCACTGGCACCGGGTCATGCCTACGGGATGTTTATGGAACGTTTTAACGATTTATCGGAGTTACGCAAATGCGCATGAATGTTTTCGAAATGGAAGGGTTTCTTCGCGGGAAATGTGTACCGCGAGATCTGAAAGTGAATGAAACAAATGCTGAGTACCTGTTACGTAAATTCGACGCGCTTGAAGCTAAATGTGCGGCACTGGAAAACAAAATAATACCAGTGTCAGCTGAACTGCCACCAGCAAATGAAAGTGTTCTGTTATTTGATGCTAATGGAGAAGGCTGGCTGATTGGCTGGCGTTCTCTCTGGTACACCTGGGGACAAAAAGAAACCGGAGAATGGCAGTGGACATTTCAGGTCGGGGACCTTGAAAACGTCAATATCACTCACTGGGCAGTAATGCCAAAAGCACCGGAGGCTGGAGCATAATGACCACATTTACCAATAAAGAACTGATTAAAGAAATCAAAGAACGAATCAGCAGCCTAGAGGTTCGAGACGATATTGAGCGCCGTGCTTATGAAATCGCACTCGTATCTCTGGAAGTAGAGCCAGATGAACGCGAAGCCTATGAATTATTCATGGAAAAGCGTTTCGGTGACTTAGTAGATCGTCGGAGAGCAAAAAACGGCGATAACGAATACATGGCATGGGATATGACTCTCGGTTGGATCGTCTGGCAGCAACGAGCTGTTATCCATTTTTCAACAATGACACAGCAAGAGGTGAAATAATGGAGCCATACAGCCTCACACTCGATGAGGCCTGTCAGTTTCTTCAGATATCCAGACCAACCGCCACCAACTGGATACGAACAGGCCGCCTACAGGCAACACGTAAAGATCCAACCAAGCCAAAATCTCCTTACCTCACAACACGGCAAGCCTGCATTGCGGCGCTTCAGTCTCCGCTGCATACTGTCCAGGTGAGCGCGGGTGATGGCATAACAGAGGAAAGAAAATGTCACTCTTCCGCAGAAATGAAATATGGTATGCCTCGTATTCGCTCCCGGGCGGGAAACGAATTAAGGAATCTCTTGGCACAAAGGACAAGCGGCAAGCTCAGGAGTTGCACGACAAGCGAAAAGCAGAACTCTGGCGAGTAGAAAAGCTAGGGGATTTACCTGATGTCACTTTTGAAGAGGCCTGCCTAAGATGGCTTGAGGAAAAGGCTGATAAAAAATCTCTCGATTCAGATAAAAGCCGGATTGAGTTCTGGCTTGAACATTTTGAGGGTATAAGGCTTAAAGATATCTCGGAGGCAAAGATTTACTCTGCTGTAAGCAGAATGCATAACAGAAAGACGAAAGAAATATGGAAACAGAAAGTTCGGGCCGCCATCAGGAAAGGTAAAGAACCGCCTGTTTATGAACCAAAGCCAGTATCAACTCAGACAAAGGCAAAGCATCTTGCCATGATAAAGGCCATTCTCCGTGCTGCAGAACGCGACTGGAAGTGGCTGGAAAAAGCGCCTGTCATCAAGATACCAGCGGTCAGAAACAAGCGAGTCAGATGGCTGGAAAAGGAGGAAGCAAAACGCCTTATTGATGAGTGCCCCGAACCACTGAAATCTGTCGTCAAGTTTGCGCTGGCAACTGGTCTGAGAAAGTCGAACATCATAAATCTGGAATGGCAACAAATCGACATGCAGCGACGAGTTGCCTGGGTGAATCCAGAAGAGAGCAAATCAAACCGCGCCATTGGTGTGGCGCTGAACGATACCGCCTGTAAAGTGTTGCGTGATCAAATAGGCAAGCATCACAAATGGGTGTTTGTACATACCAAGGCGGCTAAGCGAGCAGATGGAACATCAACGCCTGCGGTCAGGAAGATGCGCATCGACAGCAAGACATCATGGCTATCAGCTTGTCGTCGTGCAGGAATTGAAGATTTCCGTTTCCATGACCTCAGACACACCTGGGCAAGCTGGCTGATTCAGTCAGGCGTCCCATTATCAGTGCTTCAGGAAATGGGCGGATGGGAGTCCATAGAAATGGTTCGTAGGTATGCTCACCTTGCGCCTAATCATTTGACAGAGCATGCGAGGAAAATAGACGACATTTTTGGTGATAATGTCCCAAATATGTCCCACTCTGGAATTATGGAGGATATAAAGAAGGCGTAA